CACGATGGAACTGATGTTCATATGGTGGAATATGGTGAGATGCAAACCAAACCTGGTTCATACTCATCTACTGGATTTGGCACTTTTGGATCTAGATTGTCTGGTGGTAATATTATTCTCGAATATACACCAAGTGTCGGAACAGCAGTTACAACAAATACTTCTATTGTAGCCATATCTGATTCTGCAACTGGTATCTCTTCACTAACATTCCAAGAATCCAGATTAAACTCTGGATTTAAGAATATTGCATCCTCTGGGTCACCATCAGCTAACACAATCCTTCAGTTTGAGGAACCATATTCAACTGGTTACTATATTGTATCTGTTAAAGATACAACTAACTCTCAGTATGAGATGTTTGAAGTTTGTGTTATCGCTTCTGAATCGAATGAAGGTTTTGTAGAGTTTGCAAACATCCGCACTGGTAATAGTATTGGTCAGATCGGATTCACAACAACTGGTAAGTATAGAAATCTAACTTATAAACCTAACGCAAGCACAGCTGTTCAAGTCAGAACATTTGGTATTGAACAAAAGATTTATGACGCTGATATAAGTGCTCCAACCAATTTGGATCTGAACAATGTTGATATTAAATCAGATACAGGATTGTATAGAGGTACTAAACTTGATCTGAAAACTGCATTTGATCTAAAACATGATGGTCTTCCAATCTTCCAGAGACAATTTGCTGGAAATACTGCAACAACATTTGATTTTAACAACAACACTCTATTCCTCAAAGAACACTTCTTTGTTACTGGTGAGAATGTAACTTACTCTTATGCTGGCAATCAAACAGAGCAGGCTATTGGAATTGCAGCCACCAATGTTGCTGGTATTGGTGTTACTAACAAACTTCCTAAAGATTTGTTTGTTGTTAAGATTGGAGATGGTAGTGTTAGATTTGCGGAAAGTGCGGAAAAGGCACTGAGATTAAATCCAGAGGTATTTAAATTTACTTCAGTTGGTATTGGAACCTCCCACAACATCACAGCTAAGAAACAGAACTCTAAGGCTTTGATCGCTGTTGATAACATGATCCAAGCACCTCTATCCGAAACACAAATTGTAACGTCTCTCAATGATAATATTATATTTGATTCTATATTCCCAACCACTGGTATCACATCCATTGCTGCAGCTGATCTGATTAAGATTGGTGCTGAGGTGATGCGTGTTGTCTCTGTTGGTGTTGCTGGAGTTGGAAATCTGACTGTCCAGAGAGGACAACTTGGAACAAACTTACAACCTCATGGTGTTGGATCTACCATTACTAAAATGAGTGGTACTTATAATATTGTTGGAAGTACTCTGAACTTCGTCTCTCCACCATATGGAGCTATCCCACTCTCAACTACGTCAGGTTCTCCTTCTGAAAGAGATTACACTGGTTTGACTACACATTCTACTTTCCAAGGTAGAACCTTTATGAGAACGGCTCCTGTTAACACTAACAGAGAGACATATTTTGCTAATCATGTATTTGATGATGTATCAAATAACTTCACAGGTCTTAGAAGTGAGTTTAGACTTACTAGTGAAGGTCAAAATACTACAGGGTTCTCAACAGATAACGCTATTATCCTGATCAACAATATCTTCCAGGAACCACAAGGTGCTCAGGCAAATCAAGGAACCTATGATCTTTCTGAAACTGCCTCTGGTATTTCTTCAATCAGATTTGAAGAAAGTGGAGCAGCTTTTGGTTATGATCCTAATAGAAGTAATCTTCCTATTGGTGGTTTTATTGTTTCTATTGGATCTACAGAAGGTGGTGGATATCAACCTCTGATTGGGGCTGGCGGTACAGTTATTGTATCTACAGCTGGAACAATTACCTCTGTAAGTATTGGTAACTCTGGATCTGGTTATAGATCAGGACTGGGAACAGTATTTGTTGGTGTTCAAACTTCCAGTATCGGAACTCCTAATATTCAAATCATTGGTAAAGCTACTGTATCTGGTGGCAATGTTACCGGCGTCACAGTTACTAACCCTGGATCTGGTTACACCTCAACTAACTTACCCAAACTCGTAATTGATGATCCTGTTTCATATACAAATATTCCTCTGATCTATAGTGGAAGTTCTGTGCAGGGTATCGGTCAATCTGCAACCATTGATATTCAAGTTGGAGCTGGTGGTAGTGTTATTGATTATCAATTAAAACAGGAAGGTTTCGCTTATGGTAATGGTGAGATTCTAACTGTTCCTGTTGGTGGAGCAACTGGTATTCCTACTAGTGGAACTTTGAGTGAGTTCCAGATTACTGTTGATGAAATCTATCAAGATGATTTTAATGGTTTCTCTATTGGACAACTTCAGGTTCTCGATAACTTTGATTCTCAGTTTGATGGTTTAAGTAGAAGTTTTAGATTATCAGTTAATGATGTTGCACTTTCAATTCAATCAGCACCTGGATCACCTATTGAAGTTGACAAAACACTGTTGATCTTCATCAATGATATCCTTCAACAACCTGAAGTTGCATATAACTTCACTGGTGGTGGCACAGTTCAGTTCGTTGAACCACCAGAACCTGGTGATAGTTCAAAGGTACTATTCTATAAGGGTAGTGGAGATGTTGATGTTGTATTCACTGATATTCTGGAAACAGTTAAAACTGGTGATACATTAGATATTAACAACAACCCAGAACAGGGACAGGGTACTGCATTGGATGAAGATGTGAGAACTGTTGTCGGTATTAATACTATTGATAGTGTTCAAACCACTACCTATAATGGTCCTGGTGTTACTAATGATACAACTCTCAGTAGACCTCTGACATGGTGTAAGCAACAGATCGACAAGATCATTGACGGGAAAGAAGTTGGAAAAGATAGAGTCGAATACGAACCTCTCATCTATCCCTCTTCTTACCTAATCCAACCAATCAGTTTGGCTTCAACAATTGCTTATGTTGATAGTGTAAGACCTCTCTTTAATACTTATACTGAGTCCGGTGATAGAGATTTCCAGAACAAGATCAAGATTTTGTCTCAGGATACTTTAGTTTCGGCATCTGCTACAGCTACTGTTTCTGGACTTGGAACTGTTTCTATCAGTGTAACTAATGTTGGTTCTGGATACACTGTGGCCCCAACACTGAGTATTGCTAATCCTTCTGATGGAACAAGAGCGACAGGAACACTCACATTGTCGGGGGGTAGTGCTGGTGTTGTAAGTATTACTAATCCTGGAACTGGTTATACAAACACCAATCCTCCTTTGGTCCTTGTTTCTGAACCAACTCTCATAAGAGAGGAAATTGAAGTTGATAGTTACACAGGTGATTATGGAAATATCGTTGGTTTGGGAACTACTTCCACTGGTTCTCAACATCAACTTTACTTCGATCTCTACATTCCAGTTCAATCATTTATGAGAGACGCTGAGTATGTTGGATCAAGTGTTACTATTAGTTCTATCTCAACTAATGATTACTTAACTATCTTTAATACGAATGTTTCTATAGCTGATACATTTGCCTCACAGGATGGTTCAGGATCTACCGTTGGTATTGGAACTACTTCTGTTGATAATGTATACAAGGTCATCTCTTCACAAAGAAGAGATCAGAATGTCGGTGGTATCGGTGTTACGGCTATTCAAAGAATTACCGTGAATGTTGATAAACCTGGAACATTCGGTTTTGAATCCCAATCTGAGATGGGAAATTACAGTTGGGGTAAGATTCAATTCGGTGGCAGAACTGAACCACTCACTTTTAACTTCTACGGAAACGATGGAGTTAGTGGAATTTCTACTGGTGGATTGGTGTCCAGATTTGAACCTCTGAAATACAGAGATTATACAGCATAAACAACTATAAATAACAAAAAGTCCTTCCAAAATGGCTGCAATAATTACTGATCAACTTCGTATCTTAAATGCGAAGAATTTTGTGTCTGGTGTCCAAACCAGCTCTAATTCTTACTATGCATTTATTGGACTTCCTAACCCAGAAGATTATCAATCTGATTGGGATACTAGTCCCCCTGCTCCGAAGGATAGTTTGGATCAGGCTAATGATTATTGGGATACAATGTTGGCGATGAAGAAGATTAACTCTTCTGATGTCAGTCAGGTTGTAAGAAAAACTCAATGGGCTTCAGGTATCACTTATGATATGTGGAGAAATGATATCACTCGTAATAACCCATCACAACCATCGGGTTCGTTTGATATCTACTCAGCAAACTACTATGTTATGAACTCTGATTTCAGAGTTTATATTTGTTTGTACAATAATGCTACCCCAGAAAATAACTTCCAGGGTGGACCTTCATTGGATGAACCAACGTTCACCGATCTGGAACCTAGGGAGGCAGGTAACAGTGGTGATGGTTATATCTGGAAGTATCTGTATACAATCAAACCAAGTCAAGCTATTAAGTTTGATTCAACTAATTATATTCCTGTTCCTAATAACTGGGAAACAAATACAGATGATACACCTATAAGACAGAACGCATCATCAAGTGGTCAACTTAAAGTTGTAACGATTAAAAATCGTGGTGTTGGTATGGGAACTGCCAACTCAACATATACAAGAGTTCCTATTCTTGGTGATGGGTTTGGTGCAGAAGCAACCATCGTTGTTAATAATGATTCTAAAGTTGAAACTATCACCGTCTCAAAAGGTGGAGAAGGATATTCATACGGAACTGTTGATCTGATAGCAGGCAATGTTCCTACTGGAACAACTTCACCAATATTCAATGTAATTGTTCCTCCGGCCGGTGGTCATGGATCCGATATCTATCGTGAGTTAGGTGCGTATAATGTACTCACATACGCTAGATTTGAGAACGATGCTGAGAACCCTGATTTCATCACTGGTAACCAGTTTGCTCGTGTTGGAATGATTGAAAATCCAACATCATATAACTCATCTTCAATCCTAACACTTGATAAGGCTAGTGCGCTTTATGCACTGAGACTTACTGGTATTGGATATAGTTCGGCAGTATTTACAGCTGACTCGACCATCACACAAACTGTTGGTCTTGGATCTACTGCTGTTGGTAGAGTTGTATCCTATGATCAAGTTACTGGTGTTCTGAAGTATTGGCAGGATAGAACAAACTCAGGTTTCAGTTCTGACGGTACTCTTGATGCATCTCCAGTCTATGGATTTAGATCAAACAAATTTACCTCAAATATCACTAGTGGTGGTAGTATTTCTATCTCTGGTGGATCAGTTAGTTTGGGTATTAACACCGCATTCCAAGGTGTTTCAACAGTTCTAAATAGTCGTACCTACTATCTGGGTCAGAATTTCGTAAATGGCTTAGCAAATCCAGAGAGTCAAAAGTTCTCAGGTGATATCATTTACGTTGACAACAGACCTTCAGTTACAAGGTCTTCATCACAGAAAGAAGACGTTAAAATTATCTTGCAGTTCTAAGAAATCATGCCCCAGGAAACTAATCTTAATGTAGCTCCTTATTTTGACGACTTTGATCCGCAAAGTAACTACTATAAGGTTCTATTCAAACCAGCATACCCAGTTCAAGCTAGAGAACTGAACAATCTTCAATCGATTCTTCAGAATCAGGTTGAGGATATGGGTCAGCATTTCTTTAAGGAAGGTGCTAAAGTTATTCCAGGACAATTGTCCTATCTAAACAATTATTATGCTATTCAAATCGAACCCGAATATCTAGGAATTCCTGTTTCTCTATATCTAGATCAACTTGTTGGTAAGTTGGTTGTTGGACAACAGTCGGGTGTGACTGGAAGAGTAAGTTCATATATTACAAACGAAGAATCGGAGAGAGGAAACTATACTCTCTATGTTGACTACTTTGAATCGTCAACAACTGATGCTGCAACACAAACATTCTTTGATGATGAAGTTCTCGTAACCACAGAGAATATCACTTTTGCAACTACCTTCATTGGAGCTAATGAGGGTTTTGCTAAGGCATTGACTGTAAATGCTAGTGCTATTGGTAGTGCATTTGCACTGAGTAATGGTGTATATTTCCTAAGAGGACACTTTGTAGATGTATTTGATCAAATTCTGATTCTTGATCAATACAATAATAAACCAACTTATAGAATTGGTCTAAGTGTTAATGAGAGTATTGTATCTTCTGATGAAGATCCTACACTTACAGATAACGCTCAAGGATTTAATAATTATACAGCACCAGGTGCTGATAGATTCAAAATTTCTGCTACACTTTTCAAAAAGGGATCTGATGATTATGATGATCAGAACTTTGTTCAGTTGGCTGAAGTTCAGAATGGTATTCTGAGAGAAATTAATAGTGGAACAGATTATAACATTCTTGGTGATGAATTAGCTAGAAGAACATTTGATGAGTCTGGACATTATTATGTTCGTGACTTCTTGACCACTGTTCATAATAGTTTAAACAATGGATTTGGTAACAGGGGAATTTATAATTTAGGACAAGTAACATCTCAAGGTAATACTCCTAGTGATGACATAGGTATTTACAAATTATCACCTGGCAAAGCTTATGTCAGAGGATATGAGGTAGAAGTTAGAGGACCAACTTTCCTTGATTTTGAGAAACCAAGAACTACCAAGCTCAAAGAAAGCAGTTCAATTCAGTTTTCCTTTGGTCCTTCATTCCAAGTCAATAGAGCCTTTGGTTCTCCTGTTCTTGGATTTGATACCAGCAATGTTATCAGTCTCAGAGATACTAGAGTTGGAGATGACCCCACGGTTACTCCTGGTAAAGAAATTGGTGTTGCTAGATTCTACGATGCAGCTCTAGAATCTGGTTCATATGACAATGTATATCCTAATACCAATAGATGGGATGTATCCCTGTTTGATATGCAGGTTTATACTGAACTGAAACTCAATGAAGCCGCAACTTTAACCACTCCAACCTTTATTGAGGGTAAGTCAAGTGGTGCAACAGCTTACTTAAGACATCCTATCAGTGTTGGAACAGCTCTTACCGCCTATTGTGTTCAGGGTGACTTCTTTACTGGTGAAAAACTAGAATTTAATGGTGTTTCTGCTAATTCTAGAAGTGCAGTAGATGTTCATAACTTTGAAATCTCCGATGTTCAGTCACTTTATACACTTGTAGGTGCTGCTGGCACGTATACAGCTGATATTATCCCAAAAGTAACCGAAGTAATCGGTATTGCATCAATTACAGCTCACCATAGTGGTATTTCGACTATAAATTCACCAGGAACAGCATGGCCTGGTATTGTTACTACTGGAAATGTTGTTCAATTCTCTATTCCAACTAATGATTTCCCAAGTTTTGCTAGAGTTACACAGGTAAATACCAATTCTATCCAAGTTAGTGGTGTTACTACTATTACAGCTTATCGTGAAGGTGGTCTTCCTACGACTGCCGTTCAAGTTACTGATCTTTCTGTTGTCAAAAGTTCTCTCCAAAAAACAAATGGAGGGAATTCGGCTGACAATGAATCACTCTTCAGTCTGATGCCTCATTTGAACCTAGAATCAACTAATCTTGATAACGCAAATCTTATTATCAGAAAGGGATTCACTGTAAATATCACAAATAACTCAACTGGAGCTATTGCTTCAGGTGCAAATGAAGTATTCTTACCTTTCGATGAAGAAAGATATACTTTAGTTCGTTCTGATGGTTCTATTGAAGTATTGACTCAAGATAGGTTCGTATTTGCTTCCGGTTTAACTCAACTTACGATTAATGGGTTGGGTTCTAACAATAACGGAGCTCAACTAACAGCTACTTTGAGAAAAGCGAAGGTAAAGGCTAAAGTAAAAACCAAAAAAGTAGCAGAATCTATTATTATCTCAAAATCCAGACAAGTTGGTTCTGGAACTAACGTCAATACTCTTAATGATGGGCTAACTTATGGTAATTTTCCGTTTGGAACTAGAGTTCAGGACTCTATCATCTCTTTAGATACTCCTGGTGTTGTCATTCTCTATGGTGTATTTGAATCACTGGACGGAAACGATCCAGAAGCACCAAGTATGACCACTGCTTCACTTGATGGTCCAAATAATACAACAAATGATCTAATTATTGGTGAAGAGGTTGTTGGTACTATCAGTGGAGCTAGAGCTAAGTATATTGACAAGAAATCTGATACAAGTATCAACTTTGTTTACGAAACTGGTTCAAAGTTTGAAACTGGTGAAATTATCAACTTTATTGATTCTGGTGTAAGTGCAATTGTATCTAATTTGGCACTCAATAGTACAGATGTGTCCATAAACTATTCACTTCAGGGTGGACAGAGAAAAACCATTCTTGATTTCTCAAGACTTGTAAGAAAAGAAGGTTCAGTTCCAACAAGAAAATTGAGAGCATATTATCTTTCTGCTGAGTATGATGCATCAGATACTGGTGATATTACTTTGGTTGATTCATATAATGCTTTTAATTATGATTCTGAAGTTTCAATGTTTGGTGGAATTAGACTAACAGATATGATTGATGCTAGACCAATAGTATCTAAGTACTCTGGTGGTGCTGGTGATAGATCTCCTCTTGAATTTTACGGTAGAAACTTTAATGGTGGACAACATAGTTCTAAGAACGTTATCGCATCTGACGAATCTATTTCTTTGGATTATAATTATTACTTACCCAGAGTTGATAGAATTTATCTGAATAAAGATGGTAAGTTGACCATCAAGAAAGGAGCTCCTGCTGATAACCCTTCTCCCCCAGATGAAGTATCAGGTGCAATGAATCTGGCTAACATATATCTTCCACCTTATCTCTATAGTCCCAAACACGCAAAAGTTACTTTCATTCAACATAAGAGATATCAGATGTCTGATATCGCGAAGATTGAACAAAGAGTTAAGAGTCTTGAATATTACACCTCATTGAATCAACTGGAGAGTGCGACTATTAACCAGTTTGTTCCAGACGCTAATGGTTTGAATAGATTTAAGTCTGGTGTATTTGTTGACAACTTCACAAGTCTTGAAGCTCAAGATACTGCAGTTGGTATAAGAAATAGTGTTGACAGAAAGAATAAAGTTCTTAGACCTTCTCACTTTACTACATCTTAATCTAGAACTTGGTAATACTACAATTGCAGGTATAGGTACAACCAATGCACCCAATCAGGATGTAAGATTTGCTGATGTTCTTGGAACTAATGTAAAGAGAGGTGGTCAGATGATCACTCTTGATTACACTGAAACGTCTTGGTTGAGACAACCCTTCGCTACAAGAGTTGAGAGTGTTACTCCTTTCCTTGTCAAATTTTGGGAAGGTTCATTGAGATTTGAACCTGATGTTGATGTTTGGATTGATGTTAATCAATTAGAACTTCGTGATGTTCTTCAAGAAGGATCATTCTTGGGTGTTGCTGAATCACTAGGAGCTGATATTACTACAGCTGCTGATGGATCACGATCTGGTATCACACCTATTATTTGGCAGTCATGGGAAACTATGGGTGTTGATGTAAGTTTTGACCTGAGTTCTTCACAAGCCACAGAAGATCATACTGCATTCCGAAAAGGAACTGCCAGTGAGTTCGTTACGATGTATGGAATGATGAACGGCAATAAGAAGGGCAGAACCTTACAGGATAATTTGAATACCATGCAGAAGCCAGCGCATGGAGGTCTTGTTCCTAAAAATTTCGCTGTAGAAGAAGAATATCAAACAACCACAACCACAATCACCGGCACAGTTGGTGTTGATCTTCAACAACAAAGAAAAGGTAAACAACATACTGTCAACGAACAGATTGATACTGAATCACTTGGTGATCGTATCGTATCTCGTGAAGTTATTCAGTTTATGAGAGCTCGTAATATTGAATTCACATCTACTAGATTGAAACCTTTCACTGAAGTGTATCCATTCTTTGATAATGTGGATGTTGAAAGGTTCTGTATGCCTAAGTTGGTAGAGATTGAAATGATCTCTGGAACTTTCCAGGTTCAAGAAGCTATCGCTGGTATCATGCCATCTGAAGAGAATACTGAGAATGATCTCATATCTTCGAAAGCATCGATTGTAGCTAGAGTTGCTACTACAAACCACAAGTATGGTCCTTATAATAGACCAACAGATATCTTTGAGAGAAACCCATATAACAGAGATGAGAGAATTCCTGAAACATACTCCGAAACTTCTACAGTTCTGAATATTGATACTTTTAGTTTGGCTGATGATAACTCTCCTGAGTTTCAAGGTTTTATTGCACCTAACATGATTCTCAGAGGTGTTAATAGTAACGCTGAGGCTAAAGTAACTGCAGTTAGATTGATTGGTGATCGTTTGGGAACATTGATTGGTTCTTTCAGAGTTCCAGCTTCTAGTGATCCAGCTAACCCAATCTTTGAAACTGGTAGATCCAGATTGAGATTGAGTAGTTCACCTATTGATAGTCGTGTTCCTGGTGTCATTACAACTGCAGCAGAAGAAATCTTCTACTCACAAGGTGATATGGACAATACTCAGGAAGTCACACTCTCCCTGAGAAATGCTAGAGTCGAAACCGATAATAGTTTCCTTGAAACTAGAACTATTGGTGATTCTGCTACTGCATCTACATCATTTGAATCAGGTTCTACTCAAGGTAATGGTAGACTAACTGGTGAGTATAGTGACCCTCTTGCACAATCTTTTATTGTTGATGATCCAACTGGTATTTACTTGACCAGTATGGATATTTACTTTGAAAGAGTTCCTCAAGAGAATAGTGTTCCTGTTACTGTTCAAATTCGTGAAGTTGAACTTGGTACTCCTTCTCAAAAAATCTTGGCATACTCTGAAGTATCTAAAGGTCCAGAAGAAATTACAGTATCTAATGACGCTAGTGTTGCTACTAAATTCACATTTGAATCTCCTGTTTATCTGAATGGACAGAGAGAATATGCAATGATTATTCTTTCTAACTCCACAGAATACGCTGTATGGATCTCTAGACTTGGTGAGTCTGATGTATCCACATTGGGTAGGGAAGAAGGACAAATTCTTGTTTCTACACAGAGACTTCTGGGTTCATTGTATAAGTCACAGAACGCTTCTGTGTGGACACCTTCACAGTATGAAGATCTTACTTTCCAACTGTTTAGAGCTGACTTTGTTCCTAATGGTTCTGTTCAGTTCTTCAATCCAGCATCTCCCGCTGAATATGAGGTAATGAAACCTAACCCACTCGCGATGACTTCAAACACCGTCAGAGTCGGACTGGGAACTACTGTTGTAGATACTGGTATTTCTGATGGTAACTTGATTACACAGGTTGGTAGTGAAGCTAGTGGTAGATTTGTTGGATTAGCTGGTTCAGTTACCAGTACACTAACACTCACCAATGTTGGTACTGGTTTTACACCCTCCTCTGGTAGTCACTATACCTTTACTGGTATAGCACTTACTAGTTTGACCGGTAATGGTATTAACGCAACCGCAGACATTACGATTCAAAATGGTGTAGCTATTGGAGCTACCATTGTTAATGGTGGTAAAGGATATGCACTTGGTGATATTCTACAACCCATCAGTATTGGTAACCTTTCTCTTGGTGAAGGTATGAAACTTTCTGTAAATGATATTTACGGAGAGAATGAGTTAGTTATCGAAGGTGTTCAGGGCACATTCTCTACTGGTGTAAATGATGGTCTTCTCTATACCAACAATAGTGGTGTAACTACGGCTCTCAACTATCCTGGAGTTGTTGCTCCAGTGTCACCTATTAGAGAAGTTAGTGATGGTCTTCACTTTAAAGTATTCCATAGAAATCACGGGATGCACGCAACTGGTAACGTTGTAACTCTTAGTGGATTGAATACTAAAACAAAACCAACTACACTAACTGCTGAGTATTCACTCACAGCTACTACGGCTATCTCAATTGCTAGTTCTATCTCCCCAACCAACTTCGGTGAGTTTGAGGGTATTGGAGTTGGGGCAACTAACCCTGGATATGTGAAGATTGGTAGTGAGGTTATTAAGTATACTGGAGTGGCTGGAAACACCCTTACAGGTATCACTAGAGGTATTGATACCACACAGGTTGGTAGACACACTGTAAACAACCTTGTTTATAAGTATGAACTCAATGGTGTGTCATTGAGAAGGATCAACAGAACTCACAACCTCAACGAAACTACCAATAACGAAAGAATTACTCTTGATACTTATGATCTCAAACTTGATATGAGTGATACTGATATTGGAGTAAATCGTAGTGGATCTGGACTGAAAAAACTCTTCTTCAACGAAACCATCGAAGGTGGTGGTCCTACTGGTAAGGCAACATACAATATTCCTTTTGAGATGATCATTCCTAAAATCAACACCATGGAACCAACAGGTACTAATATCTCACCTTCTGTTAGGACAACTAGTGGCACATCTGTATCTGGTAGTGAACCATCATTCGTTGATAAAGGATTTAATGAAGTTTCCTTGAGACAGGAAAACTTCTTCTCCGAACCAAGAATTGTGGCTTCTGGTGTTAATGAGAATCTTTACCTGGATGAACTTCCTGGCAATAAGTCATTCACAATGAACTTGGACCTAATCACTGATGATACAAGAATTTCACCAGCTGTTGATATTAATCAAGCTTCTGTCATCTTTACTACAAATAGAATTGATGAACCTATTAGTGATTACGCTAACGATCCTAGAGTAAATTCTACAACGAATGATCCTAATAGATTCTTCTATGTAACTAAGAATATAGCTCTTGAGAATCCAGCATCGGCTTTACAAGTGTTCTTGGATGGATATGTACCACTTGAATCAGATTTGAGATGTTTCTACGCACTCAATCAAGATGGACCTGTTGATAGTGCAATCTTTGTTCCTTTCCCTGGTTTTGGAAACTTTAATCCAAATGGAACTATTCTAAGTCAAGGAAATAGTAATGGAAATTCTGATCTAAGTGTACCCAAAGTTGATCTTGTTACTCCCAAACCTAATATTAGTGCTTATAAAGAATATAAGTTTAGTGTAGATCAACTACCTTCCTTCAAATCATTTAGGATCAAGGTAATTGGTACTTCTAGGAATCAAGCAACGGTTCCAATGATTAGAAACTTCAGAGCGATTTCACTAGCATAATGAGTAAGATTCCGGTCAAAGATCATAGAAATCTGTATCGCGATGGTTCTTCAACGGCCATTGTGAATACAGATAGTGTAGGATATCAAGCCTATGTTGCAAACAGAGAGAAACTTCTCACTGATAAACAAAGAATTGATAACTTAGAAAGTACAGTAGAAGAGATCAAAGGTGATCTCACAGACATTAAGAATCTACTGGTTCAACTAGTAGATAAATAGAAAAAAAGTTGTTTAAATAATGGCTCAACCTACTAATAGACAAGAATTAGTTGACTATTGTCTTAGACAACTTGGTGCTCCTGTATTGGAAGTCAACGTTGCTGAAGAACAGATTGACGATTTAGTTGATGATGCTATTCAATACTTTCAGGAAAGACACTTTGATGGTGTAGAGAAAGTATATCTGAAATATCAGATCACACAAGGTGATGTTGATAGAGGAAAAGCAAGACCAGGTGATTCATCGGTAGGAATTGCTTCTACTAGTGCAACTACTAGTATTGTTGGAACTGCTACAACATTCACATATTATGAGAATAGTAACTACCTACAAGTTCCTTCTAATATTATTGGAGTCAATAAAGTATTTCAATTTAATTCCACCGCAGCTGGATCTGGAATCTTCAATGTCAAATATCAGTATATGTTGAGTGGTGTCAACCTATGGGGTGGTGCTGGATTCGACCTATTATCATATTCGATGACTATGAGTTATTTGGAGACAATGAACTTTCTCCTCAATACTCATAAACAGATTAGATTCAATCAAAGATCTGACAGGATGTATCTAGATGTTGACTGGAACAACTTACAAGTGGACGAGTTCTTGATTATTGAGTGTTACAGAGGACTTGATGGAGAAGATTACTCAAGACTCTGGAATGATTCTTTCTTAAAACCATATCTAACTTCACTTATTAAGAGACAGTGGGGTATGAACCTAATCAAGTTCCAAGGTGTGAAACTACCTGGTGGTATTGAGTTCAATGGTAGACAAATTTATGATGATGCTGAAAAAGAATTAGAGACAATTCGCGAGAGAATGACATATAATTATGAACTTCCTCCTATGGATATGATTGGTTGATATGGCACTTAATCCTTTCTTTTTAAACGGTACGAAGTCAGAACAAGGTCTCGTACAAAGTCTTATCAACGAACAGTTGAGGATGTATGGTGTTGAGTGCTATTATTTGCCTCGTAAGTATGTCACAACTAACACAGTAATCAAAGAAGTTATAGAATCTAAGTTCGATTCTGCATATCCCTTAGAGGCATATCTGGATTCTTATGAAGGATTTGGTGGTCAAGGAACACTTTTATCCAGATTTGGTATCGAAGATAAGGATGATTGCACTTTAATCATCTCCAGAGAGAGGTATGAGAATTACATTTCCCCTTTAATTGAAAATTTACCCAATATTGAGCTCTCTTCACGTCCAAAAGAGGGAGATTTAATCTACTTTCCTCTTGGAGACCGTATTTTTGAGATAAAATTTGTAGAACATGAGCAACCTTTCTACCAATTAAAGAAAAACTACGTCTATACACTCACTTGTGAACTATTCCGTTACGAAGATGAGGTTGTAGACACTGGAATTGGTAAAATTGATGATAATTTGGTTGATTTTGGTTATATTCAAACTCTAAACATGATTGGAGCAGCTGTAACAGCTACTGCAACTGCTGGAATTTGTACTTTGGGTGCTGTAAATCTCATCAGTATGTCAAATATGGGTAAAAGGTACTCATATAGACCAGAAATTGGGATCTCTTCCTCACCAGGAACGACCACAGTCGGTATTGCATCTATCACTAATGAATTTATCCAGTGTGATGGAATGTATGGTGGTATGATTGATGCTATCGATCTAGTAAATGCCGGTTGTGGATACACTGTCAAACCTATGGTGAGCATCACTCCATCTGGAAATGATGATGGTAGTAGTGCTACAGCAACTAGTGGTATCTCAACTAATGGTTCTATTCAGTTTGTAACTATTACAGGTGGTGGTTCAGGATATACTACAAGTCCAAACTTTACCTTTGTTGTTGGTGGTGGAAATACTACGGGTGTTAGTACTGGATTTGGTTATGGTGTTATCAATAACGCTGGTGTTGTTACCGCAGGTTACATCAGATATGGTGGTGAAAACTATAATCTTACAGGAGTTACAACTGTTACTAGTGTGACCATTGATAATCCTGTCGGACTGGGAGCTACTGTTGGTGTTGGCACTTTCATCTTTAATGAAGTTGTTACTGGTGGAACCTCAGGAACCACAGCTAGAGTCAACTCTTGGAATGAAACAAGTCTTGAACTTACCATCAAGGTGGTTGATGGAACATTCTCAGGAAATGAACTTGTTATTGGACAAGAGTCCGGTGCATGTTATGCCCTTAGATCACAGATTGTTGATGACTTAGTTACACCATTTGCAGACAATGATAATATTCAAACAGAATCAAATAAGATACTTGATTTCACTGATAGTAATCCTTTTGGGGATCCTTAAATATTATCTTGTTAAATAGTAGTATATCTAAACTACAGGACGATGTTTGAGTATTTCTATAATGAGATTCTTAGATCCACAATTATTGGGTTTGGATCACTCTTCAACGGTATAGAAGTTCAACACCAGAACGACTCAGACCAAGCCGTGAGTGTGATTCAGGTTCCCATTGCTTATGGACCTACTCAAAAGTTTCTTGCTCGTATGCAACAAGAAGCTAATCTGAATCGTCCTACTCAGATTACTCTTCCTCGAATGTCATTTGAGTTTAAATCACTCACTTATGATCCTTCAAGGAAAACAACAAAGAATCAAACATTTGTAACTAGAACACCTGACGGCAGTGAGATTAAGAGAGTATATTCTCCTGTCCCATATAACATGGGATTTGAACTCTCTGTTTATACGAAACTGAACGATGATATGTTACAGATCGTTGAACAGATTCTTCCATACTTTCAACCACAATATAATCTCTCAATCAAGTTTCTTGGAAATTTGAATGAGATTAGGGATGTTCCCGTTGTTCTTGATAGTGTGAATATGGATGATGACTATGAGGGTAACTTTGAAACTCGAAGAGCTTTAGTTTATACTCTTCAATTCACAGCTAAGACCTATCTATTTGGTCCTATTGCTGATGTGTCAGGAGACATTATCAGAAAGGTTACCGTTGGTTATATTGCTGGTTCCAAAGGTGGTGGAGTTGCAACAAGAGACCTTACATATCAGGTCACACCAAGAGCTACTAAAGACTATAACAATAGTTTGATTAGTAACTTGGATGAGGATGTTGATATCTCACAAACAACTATCAAGATCACAAATCCTGGTGGTGTTACTGAGAACACTTATGTTTATGTTGGTACTGAAGAGATGTTCGTTGAGAAGATTGTTGGTGACAACATAAGAGTTAGAAGAGGTCAGGATAATACCAAGGCTTCTATTCATGTTCTTGGTACAGATGTTTATAGTATCACCAAGGAAGATAACAAGTTGATCGAATTCGGAGATGACTTCGGATTTAGTGGTAGTGTTTTTTGAGGTAATCCATGACTAAGTATGAGAAACTTGATGAAGCTTTTGATGTTGAGCCCACAGAAGTAGAAGTAACGGAAAGGAAGATTGAAAGGATCAAATCCGGTTCAGAGGATATCAAGAGAGATTACGAATACACCAGGGGTAATCTCTATTCAATCATTGAGAAAGGGCAAGAAGCTATCGATGGCATCCTTGAACTGGCTCAAGAGAGTGAGATGCCTCGTGCGTATGAAGTCGCAGGTCAGTTAATTAAGAATGTGGCAGATGCCACAGACAAACTCCTAACACTCCAACAGAAGTTAAAGGATGTTCAGGAAGAGAAAGATACTAAAGGTCCAACCACTGTAAACAATGCATTGTTTGTTGGTTCTACAGCTGAGTTACAGAAACTCTTGAAGAACAACACACCAGATAAATAACTAAAAAGATAATAAAATGGCTACCCCGTCAGTCAATATTGTTATACCACAAGCTTCTGATTTTAGTTTTACACATATCTCTAAAAATTCTGATGGAAGTCTAAAGAATTTGAATGGTTTCACTGGAGAATCAAAGTTGAAGAAGCATTCAACTTCTCCAACATCCCATTCCTTCACTGTTGGAATTAACACTATCACATCTGTGGTATCTCTTGCCATGACTTCTGGTGTATCTGTAAATATTAAATCGGGAAGATATCTTTACGATGTAAGAATCACATCAACTGGTGGTTCTGTAGAAAGAATCCTTGAAGGAACAGCAGAAGTTACGGCAGGAATCACTACTTAATATTGATGAAGAAGCAGAGGAGATAAATAGTATTTCAGGGAGAGAAATCCCAAAGTATTGTACTAATAGAATGTCTAACGAAGACCTGCCGTCAATAAATGATATAGTAGAAGAGAGCAACTTGCCCTCTTACAAAGATTTTATCGAAGTCAAAGAAGAAGAACTTCTATCAGTAGAAGATTATATTTCAGAATCAGTTGAAGAAGAGTCACTGATTGAAGAAGAAGATATTGAAACTGTTTTATCAGAAACTGCACCAGAGTGGTCGGAATTAGTACGCCTTGTAAACGATGTAAGAAAAGATATACCGGAAATACCGGAAATTAAATATTATGATGATCAACTAAAAGAATTAAGTGATAAATTATCACAAATTCAAGATTTAAATGAAGACAAATTAACTGAAATTGAATCAAAAATA